CGCTTACGGCGAGATAAGAAAATTAGCAATCAACGTCCCTCCGCGCTTCACTAAAACGATCCTGGCAAGCGTGATCTTCCCCGCGTGGATATGGGCGCAAGCGCCAGACCCGCAGTTCCCCCTGCTCGGGCCGCAAACCAAATTTCTCTGTCTCTCATATTCCGATCAGCTCGCAATGGACAACGCGACCACGGCGCGCCGGTTGATCGGTAGCGACTGGTATCAAAAGCGCTGGGGGAAGCGCGTCAAGATCATGGCGGATCAGGACGCGAAGAATAAATTTGATACGCGCGCCGGCGGATCACGCATCTCCGCTTCCTTCGGCGGCACAGTCACGGGGCGCGGCGCCGACATCAAAATCCTCGATGATCCGCACAAGGTGGACGAAGCCGAGTCGGACATGATCCGCGAAGGCGTGATCCGCACCTATGACGGCACGCTGAAAAGCCGCGTGACCGATCCGGCCACAAGCGCCGAAGTGCTTATCATGCAGCGTCTGCACGAGGAGGATCTATGCGGACACGTCCTGAACACCGATCGCGAGTTTGTTCACTTGTGTCTGCCCGCCGAATACGATTGGCGCCGGCATTGCGCGACCTGCCTCGATTGGAACGATCCGCGCGGTGTCGATGGTAAAGGCGCGCCGCTTGTCCTCATCGACGAGAACGGCAACCGCTACCCCAGGGACTCCGAATCACAAGCCATCCTCGAGCAGCACCGCGAGGGCTTGCCGCTTTGGCCCGATCGATGGGGCGCCGAGGAGCTGGCGCAATATAAGGTGAATCCATATGAGTGGGCGGGCCAATGGCAACAGAGTCCGACCACGCGCGGAGGCAACATCTTCAAGGCCGACTGGTGGCAGCCCTGGGAGCCCGAGGATGGAAAATTTCCACCGCTTGACTACATCGTGGCCAGTCTCGACTCGGCGTTCACCACGAAGGAACAGAACGACCCGTCAGGCTTCACCGTTTGGGGCGTGTTCGCGCCGCACTACCTGACTCAAACGCCTGACGGCGCCATGCTCGACACATCAGGGAGTCCGCGCGTCATCCTCCTCGACGCTTGGCGCAAGCACCTTGCAATCCACGGCGAGGAGGTTGAATACCTGCCGGCGGAAGAAGCGGGCATGCGTTCGGGCGACGAGCGCTTGCGCAAGGCAATGCGGAAGCACTATGAGGCGCGCGCCAAGCTACAATGGGGCCTCGTCGAATGGGTCGCGCACAGCTGCCGGCACTTCAAGGTGGACACGCTCTTAATCGAGGCCAAGGCGTCCGGCATATCCGTGGCACAAGAGATGCGCCGGCTTTACGCCGACGAGACCTGGACCGTGATTGAAAACCCCGTCAAAGGGGACAAGGTGGCGCGTGCCCATGCCGTTGTGCCGATGTGGGCGCGCGGCCTGATCTACGCGCCGGACCGGGAATGGGCCGAGCTGGTTATCGACGAGATGGCTAAATTCCCGAAAGGCAAGTATAAGGACCTGACGGACTCTTCGACGCAGGCGATAAAGCACCTGCGCGAGCGTGGTATCCTGGAGCGGCCCGAAGAGTTTCAGCGGGCGGAGATCGATCGCATGCGCCACAAGCCAAAGCCCGGCGCGCTTTATCCGATGTGAGCGAACATGGACAATCCTTGGCAATCGATGGATACAGCCCCCAAAGACGGGACAAAAATAATCGTTTGGCTTCCGCGAAGCGCGCAGCAAGTTAGTTCTGTCTACTGGCATAACGGCGCTTGGCTAGGTGGCCCGGTTGGCAACAGCGTAGAAATTCCAGCTTACTGGCTGCCGCTGGTGGATTTACCGATGCGTGCCCATGAGTGAACGCCCTAAACCCATGCGTCCGATTCGTCGTCGCATAGAGAAGCGCGCGCCATGGATTCGACCGCCCTTCAATGAGCCGCTCACGCCGGGATTGCGGCACCCCCCGCGCATTGAGGCCATAGGCTTCAAGTTACCGCGTCCTAGCGACAAGCAAGATGGATAACCTTTGGCAACCGCACCTGCCCGATCCTCCGCCCCTCCCGGATGGCATCACGATTGACATCGCCACCGATGGCGACTCGCCCACCTTCAATCCAAACGGCTCGATTGCCATTTCAACTGACGACGGCGGGATCGTCATTGATCTCGACCCCAGCGCCAATTCCGAGCCCGTCGATACCGATTTCGGCGCCAACCTCGCCGAGCACATGGATGATTCGGAGTTATCCCGCATTGCCGAGGATCTGCTGACCGGCATTGCGGATGATGATCAGTCGCGCGCCGAGTGGCTTGCTACGCGCGAGAAGGCGATCGACCTCCTGGGACTGCGCTTGGACCACGCTGGTGGTGACACGACGGGATCGGCGCCCATCGAGGGTCAGGCGAAGCTCTGGCATTCGCTCCTGCTGGAAGCGACGTTGCGCGCGCAAGCCACCGCGGCTGCCGAGCTTCTTCCCGCATCTGGTCCCGCCAAGATTGAAGTCGCCGGCGAGATGACCGAGGAGCTGACCGAGCTTGCGGAAGCGCTTGAGACCGACATCAACGATTACCTGAAGGTGCGCGCCAAGGAATACTATCCGGACACGCGGCGCGCCTTGTTCTGGTCCTCGTTTGGCGGCGCCGCGTTCAAGAAAGTATATCCCTGCCCGATCCGGCAGCGCCCGGTCTCGGAGTCGGTGGATGCAAAAGACCTGATCATCTCGGCGGCCGCTACCGACCTGGCCAATGCCCAGCGCGTGACGCATGTGATCCCGATGCGCCAGTCCGTCATGAAGCGCATGCAGCTTCTCGGCGTCTATCGTGACGTGCCGCTCGGTCAGCCCAATTTCGAGCCCACGGCGCTTGACGAGAAGCAAGCGAGCACGGAGGGCATTACGCTTCGCGCCCAGCGTCCCGCGGACCAGCCGCACACAAACTACGAGTGTTATTGCGAGCGTGATCTCGACCAGTTCGCGCCAAAACAGTTTCGTGGCAAGGCGATCCCGCTGCCCTACCGGGTTACCTTGGAGAAGAACAGCCGGGTTATTCTGGAGATCAGGCGCAATTGGGAGGAAGACGACGAGCGCGCCTTGGCCAAGCAGGTATTTGTCAAGTATCCCTATGTCGAGGCGATGGGCATTTACGGTATTGGGCTGCTGCATATCCTCGGCAATACTGACATGGCCTTGACTTCAGCGTGGCGGCTATTCCTCGACAATTGCATGTTCGCCAATTTTCCCAGTGGTATTGTGGACAAGGCGGCGACTCGGCAAAACAGCGCCGACCTGCGCGCGCCGGCCGGCTCTTTGATCCCGCTCGACTTTGGGACGCGGCGGGCTTCCGACATCTTCGCGCCGCTTCCCTACCGCGATCTTGGTCCCGTCGCCGTGCAGTTCATTCAGCAGATTGAGCAGGGTGCGCAACGCTTAGGTGGCGCCGCCGAGATGTCGGTGGGAGAAGGCCGGCAGGACGCGCCGGTCGGCACCACGCTCGCGCTGATCGAGCAGGCGACAAAGCTCGAATCCGAGGTTCACAAGGGTCTTCACGCAGCACAGGCCGAGGAGCTGACGCTGCTGCGCAACCTGCTGCGCGAGGACCCTTCCGCGCTTTGGCGCGGCTGCAAGTCGGTAGTGGCAGGCATGTTTGGACTAACGCAATCCGACGAGGCAAGCGAGCAGAAGCGTCGCGACCTGTTCGTGCGCGCGCTGCACGTCTACCAGCTTGTGCCCGCTTCCGACCCAAACACGCCTTCCCACACCCATCGGACGCTAAAACTCGGCATGCTCAAGCAGGTGCAGCAAGGCAACCCAAACATCGATGGCGATGTCGTGGACAAGATGATCGTGCGCGGGCTTGGGTTTGACGCTTCCGAGTTGTGGAAGCCGCCGGCGCCGCAAGGTGAAATGCCGCCTGACCCGCAAGTGCTCAACGCCCAGGCGCAACAGACCCGAGCGCAAGCCAGCATGCAGGATAGCCAGACCAAGGCCAAGCAGGCTCAGATTGACTCCCAGATCGAGGCGCTGAAATTGCAGACTCAGGAGAAAATCGCGGCGATGCAGGTGCAGCGCGAGGCAATCATCCACTCCCACGACACCCAGATTGAGCAAGGCAAGATGCAGGCGGATCAGGCCAGCCAGCACCTGGACCGGCAAGCTGAGCAGTCCAAATTTCAAGCCGATCAGGTTAATCAGCACCTCGAC